GATGCTACGTTATAGGCTATTCACAGCGCCTGAGAAGAAGGTCAAAGGTGCGTATCGCTTTAACCTGGACAACCGCAACAACCGTACTGTAGCCATATATGACAATACCCTCTATTATGCAGATGAAGCAGCCGGTAAATGGCGCGAGATTATGGGTGGTCTATCGTCAGAAGCTAGCGAATATAGCTTTGCTAACGGTGATGGTAAGATGTTTTGGGTTAATGGCCATGATGAGCTACGCTATTGGGACGGCACGCCGCCTCAAGATCGCACTAACATTATAGACAACGGCAACTTTAGCCTCCCAAGCGTGCGGTGGCAGGGTAGTGTAACACGAGATACTACAGTATACAAATCAGCTCCTGCATCTCTTAAGATTACAGGTGGTGGTCAACGCTACACTAAAAGTGATATTCAACTCACTAAAGGCAAACGCTATAAGATCAAATTCTCATCTGTTAGTGCAGCTGGTACGTCTCAAGTGTTCGTAAGCGTGAACACTCAGCTACGCCCAATTGCGGGCTATCAAAAGCAAATGACAACCTCATGGGACAATCACGAGTTTTACTACTGGCCTGAGCTGGACGTCACTAGCCTTGAGTTTGTCTCAACCGGTGAGGACTTCTGGATTGACGATGTGGAGATTATCGATACTGGTGTAGGCCGTATTGTTGACACTGAACTACCAGTATTGCGTGAGGTGATGTTCCATAAGGATCGTATGTGGGGTGTTGTAGCTGGATTACCTAATACAATTAGGTTCAGTGAAGCCCCCGGCAACCCAGCGTGGGACGCGACCGGTAAGATACCGACCAAACCTAGTGAGCAATGGTACAACGAATGGCGGAGTACGAGCTTCTTTACTATCCCGCGACCCTTTAACGGATCGCCGGTAGTTAAGCTTTGTTCATTCCAGGACAATCTGGTTGTCTTTACCCAGGATGGCAAGTATATCATTAGTGGGTATGATGAAGCATCATTCAATATGCGACAATCTACCGGCTTTAAGGGGGCTATTGCACGACGTGGAGTAGTCCAGGATGAGAACGCAATTTACTTTGTAGGTGACGCCGGGCTGTTTATGTTTAATGGCTCAAGCGACGTTCGTATATCAGATGCAATCACCCCGTTAATTGATGGGTGTCCTCGCATTACTGAGATTGATGCCACTAAGTATAAAGATGAGATACGCTTTTACTTGGCCTCTAGCGGTTCGACAGTTAACGATACCTGTATTATCTACAATAAGCCATTAAAGGATATCGAATACGATACTGGCGTCTACGGAGACCGCGCAATCTACTACGATGATGCAGATGACCGCGGACAACTCGCAGTGTTCAACTCATACGTGGGCATGAGCTACTACGCAGAGACGCAAGTTTACCATGACATGGGCGCGCCAATCGACTTCGAATACCGTTTCAAGTACGATAGCATGGGTAGCCCAATGCAGCGTAAGCGACTTAAGCGTTTCTATCCTATATTCCAGGGCGTTGACTCTACCTTTAAGGTGGGGCTCGCAATGGATAAAGACTTCGCCGATGCGCCAAAGATTAAAGAGCAAGTGCTCTCCGTTAATGGTGCAAGGTGGGGACAATTTAAGTGGGGCGATGGCACGCTCTATGGCGGTAGCAAGTCGTTTAAGCCAAAGCGACAAAGCTACTCAGGTTACGCACGATACTGGCAGCTACGCGTATTCCGCAATGGTGTAGAAAACCGCGTGGCCTTTGTTGGTGCACAATTTAGTTATAAAGCAAAGAGGTTATAAATGGGATTAATTAGTTATTCACAACTACAAGATGGCACTGAGGCGGTAGCAAACGACCTCAACAACCGTTTTGGTACTATCTACAATGAGTTTAACGGTAATATTGATGCCGCTAACCTCAAAAACTCGGCAGTGACTCGTGAGAAGATTGCCGACAATTCAATTACTAAAGATAAGCTGGCCCTCCGCCAATATATTGACGATAACGGCTGGACAGTAACCGACATGGGCGGTATTAAGACCTATAGCCGTACTGTTCCTGTTACAGGTACTCAGAACGACCATAACGGCCCAGGGCATGTTGGTTTGCTCATTGAAGCTAGTGGTCGCCGCGCAGGGCTTGGGAGCTTCCCTGCACCTGTAGGACGTACGATTGACAACATTATCGTTACTTGTACCTACTTCGGCCATTACTCGGGCCACTTAGTAGTAAACGGCGAGAAGCGAGATGGCAAGATCTTTATCTCGGGCGGCAATATCTTCCCCTGGAATCTATCCTTCGATGGTGAGGTACACGTCCAGGTAACGGAGAAGCTGTAATGTTGTCTCTTATTCAGCTAACACCTGGCATGGATGATGCAACACTAGTCAATACGATTAATAAGAACTTTGAACAACTCCAAAACGAGTCGCGGACTAAGACAAGTAAGGACTCGGCGGGGACGCGCCGACTTCTAATCGGCCGCCCCGTTAATGGAGATCATGACATCATTGCAATCACTATTCCTGGTAAGGATGTTGTAGAGGAAACTACAGTACGATGATTAACCCGGATAACTTTATCTTCCATAGCGATTTCTGGTATCCGACTGACTTCAAAGAGGGTAGTAAAGAGCTTGACGTTAGCCTTCCTACAACTACCGCGCTTGACGATATAGAGGACGGGGACTACTTCGGCGCGTGGCTAGAGTATCCGAATCAGCCCTGGATATATGGGCGATCACCGTATGACCAATTCAACGTATTCGCCGAGAACGGCAAGCTTTGGTTTGCTAAAGCTCCCCAGTTCGGCGGCGCTCGCTTTAAAGGTACAGTGCACTATAGGATATATCACCGAGATAAAAACTTTCTATTTAGATCAACCGGTAAGTGTGAGATAATCGCTAAACGATTAACTGGCACGATGAATATGACGCCAGGCAGTAACGTTTCGGTACTAGATGTCCCTAGCGGTATGAATGGTAAATACTTAGTACGAGGCACTTACGTCTTTAGAGGTGTGCGTGGGTTGGTGGACGCAGCGGCCGGCCCGATTACAGTGTATACAACCTATGACCATAGCGCCAACGTCGTCAAGTTAAACGCAACAATGGAACAGGCGGCAGTACATGGAGAGTTTCTCCAGTACGACTTGCAGCTCATCCCAGTAAAAACAGAGCATCCATGGGTGTTTCACTCAGATAAGTTTGCTTTCTGTTTGCCCCGTGTAATAGAGACTCAGATACGGGTACAGGGAGTAGCCCCAGCCCGCACTAAGTGGCAAATCCGCGGACAGTCGTTTGATATTCCAGGCACACGCCAAGCTTATGACTACCTTACTCGCCACTCTATCAACACAAGATGGCAGGCACGAGGCGCGGGTATGAGGGGTGGACTTAACTTTGTTGGCTACCTAGAAGTCACACATGATAAAATAACCCCGATAGTAGAGGTGGATAACTCATCTTATCTGCAGCCTACTGCAATAGATTCAGGATACTTGATGTTCCGCATTTACGAGTATCAGAATAATATTAGTTAATGGAGATAGACGATGGCAACAGCGCCTAAAGTTCAAACAATCCAAGAGTCGATCGGTGACTTAAACCCCGCTTACGAAGGGTCGCGCAATGTCATCAATCAGCAAATCGGCAACCTAGGGCAAAAGTACGACGCCCAACGTGCCGGTATTTATGCAGCCCGCGGTAACGCCTATAATGCAATTAATAACCAGGCAACGGGTAGAGGTTTAGCATTCAGCGGTATCCCCGCCCATGAGCAAGCCCGCTATGAAGCTGAGAAAACGCTTCCCGCTTTAATGCAAGCTGACTTTCAGCAGAACGATGAAGGGCTTCAACTCCAAGGGCGATTGGCCGACCTAGATAGAGAGCTACGTACTAACGCTCTGGGACGTGTGGATAGGCAGCAGTCTGACCTTAATAACTGGAATCAAATGATCGCCGGGCAAGAGTTTACTGCAGGCGAGAATGAGAAGAATCGCAACTTCCAGCGCAGTGAACGCGAAGCTAGCCAAAACTTTACCGCTAGTCAAAACGCCCTTAACCGCGCCCAGGCGGCAGCTGCTAGTGCGGCTCGCTACTCAGGCGGAGGCGGCGGTGGTCGCGTTAGCTATGCGCGAGGCGGCGGCGGTGGTGGCGGAAGCCGAGCTATTAACCCGAACGCAGCAGCTCAAGGTATTATCGCAGGTGCTATCCAAAGCGGACGTGATATTAGCCCAGCGATATTCCAGCTAGCCCGCGATGCTTACCGAAGCGCAGGCGGCAATACGAGTCAATTCGCAACTGACTTCTGGAAATACGTGCCCCAGAACCAACGCGGCGGCAATGCATGGAAGGCATATTACTACGGATAAGAGAGGAGATATAAATGACTGAAGACGAATGGAAGCAAATATATGGCGGCCGATGGAGTCAAGTTCGCGCCGACGATGAGGGTAACCGCTATGACAACGGCTGGAATCCCGATAGCTCGCTAACCTACGAGGAAGAGCAGAAGCAACAACAGGAACAGAAACGCCAAGAGGAAGAAAAGAAAAAGAAAGAGGAGGAAGAGAAAAAGAAAAACGACTGGCTGGGCAACGGCCTTAAGTGGCTTGGCGATACAGCTAAGGGCGTAGGCGCAGGCGTTCAACAGGCGGCAGGTAAGGCAGCTAGTGCAGTTGTCGATACTGGCGAGGCTCTGGCACTTGCCTCTAACCAAGTAGTTAATGCTTTTGACCAAGACACCAACGCAAAAGCCGGTAAGGCGATTATGGACTCCGCAGAAGGTGCCCGTAAATGGATTCGCGACCAAAAGGACATTACCGGTAAGAATATTGAAGACACCACTAAGGCCAAAGAAGCCGGTGATCGTATCGGCCAAGGTAAGGGCGATGCTCGTGATTGGGCGACCATTACCGGCGACGCCCTCGACGCAGCTAGTACTGCTACCGGTTTTATCAACCCTACTCGTTTAGCAGTAGATGGCGCTGAGCTTACTGGCAAAGCATTAGCCGGCCAAATCGCTAAAGAGGTAGCCGCTCAAGGTGGTGCAAACGCCGCTCAAGGCTTTCTGCAGGAGTACGGCAAGACGGGTGATATCAATAAGGCATGGCAAAAGGCCGGCGAACAAGCTGCTACTGGCGCTATATTCCAGGGCGGTCTCGAAGGCCTCGGTTACGGCATCGGTAAACTCCGCGGCAAGGGTGCAGAAGACGCCAACCTACGTAACACCGACGACGCTGTAGAAGCCCCTGCAAACGCTAAAACTAGCGAAGACGGGTTAGATATCAACTCAGATGCTAAAGCCGCTGAGAACGCCTCTCGTGAGCTCACAGACACCATTAATACGCAACCTGAAAGTCGATACGCTGGGTTAAGTAATGAGGAGCTAAATAAAGCAAGTGCGCTAGACCCCCAAAACAAAGAGATTAACGCAGAGTTATACCGCCGACAGTCAGAAGAACTGAAAGCTCAACGCGAGGCTGAATCTCTTAATCATGAACGTAACCCACTAGATGATATCCACGACGAAGTGAATGGGCCTAAAAGCCCTGAGGAGATCGCTAAGCTTAATGAAGACCTCAAGCCAGGTGAGACACCTAAAGGTTTGACCGAACAGGAGAAGATGGCGTATGAGCTAGACCCTGAATTTCGTAAGCAGGTAGACGAGAAGCTGGCTCAAGCCCGTAAGGACTTCGAAAACAATGGCTTACCCAACGATAGTAAGGGCGCAGAAGAATACCTCAAGAGATTAGACGAAGGTGCTACCGATATTCTCCCCGATACCTTCTATAAGGTGCGCCACGACGTTGAGTCTATTGGTCAAATTCTGGGTGACGAGCAAATGCCGAAAGAGGTACGCAACGCAGCCGTGCAAGCAGCCGACATGGGGCGCGAGATCGACGCTAAGCTCGAAAACTTGATGAATGACAATACCTATAATCAAGCCCACGCTCAAATGGATGCAGCTTATAAAGAACGACTCGCAGCTGTTAACGATATGCCGGGGCCACGCCAAGAGATTGAGCGCCAACGCCTAGATGAGCAATATACTAAGGACTTGCAAGAGCTAGAAGAGACTCGCGCACGCGACCTCCCTCAGGTGCAAGAACTTAATGCGATGAAGCAGCGGGTAGATGAGCGAGCTCAAGAGATCGTGGCAGATACCAATGAGTTGATCCATAGCGACCCAAAGACCTTTCGCCAAGTAAATGAGGCTAAACTGGCTGAACACCGCCAACTAGCCGAACAAAACCTTGCAGAAGCTAAGAAGTATGACGGTAAGACTACCTACGCCCTGCAGGAGGTGTCAAAGGCCCAGAACCCGGACGAGCTAAAGATTGCCCTCGAACGCAACGGCGAGACTCTTGAGAAGGAACTAGCCAACGCTTTAAATGTTAAGGACTTTGAGCACGCCAAAGAGAGTATTAGCAAGATCTCAGACACTCAGATGGCACTAGCACGTGTAACTTCCCCGAGCGTTCTATTTGATAAGGGTGGCCTCAACACTGAAAGCGCCGGACTCTTTAGTGAACTAGTGAACGGTACAGGCCGCGCAGCCGTTGAAGGTGAAGAAATTGCTAAGCGACTAGGTGATATCAAGAAAGCGCTCGGCTCAGATGGCAAGAAGCCTGAAGTACTCGACAACATCGTAGACTATCTCGAGGGCAAAGTTGAACACTTAAATGTCCCGGGGCACGAGAAGGCGGCCAAAGAAATCCGCGGCATGTTGGACGAGGTGAAGCCTTGGCTTAAAGAGAATGGCTACGGAACGGTTAGTGAGTTTTACTTCCCTCATATGCGAGATAACGATCCTAAGGGCTTAGCTAATCTGTTTGACGAGAATCAACTAGCTAAAGGTGAGCTTGGTATCGGTTCGCTCAAGTCTCGTAAGAAAGGCGGAAAAGAGTACAGTAAAGACGTCTGGAACGTTTTGTCTACTTACTTTGACGGTATTAACCGAGCCAAGAACATTGAGCCATCACTCCGCAAGATCGAGAGCGTTAGCACCCAGCTTAAGCTTGCCTCTTCAGAGCATAAGAACTTTGAAGCATACGCCGGTTTTCTTGACAACTACATTAACCAGATTAAGGGTAAGAATCAAAGCAATATCGAGAAAGCTTTCGATTCCCAGTTCGGCCATAACGCGTTTAAGAAATCAACTGGTGCTATCCGGGCAGTAAATGCAATGGCAACGCTTGGTTTGTCTCCGCTTACTGCACTACGTCAGATGACTCAGGAGATTGCTACGGTTGGCAACCTCAACCCTAAGTGGGCAGGTGTCGGTATGGTTAATGGTGCACGAATGCTCGCAAGTAAGGAAGGTCGTAAGGAGCTTAAACTCTCCGGCGTCCTTGATGAGGGTACTGGCCTTAAGGACCTTAAAGGGTTAACCCAAAGTAAAGCTGGCAAAGCGTTTGACAAGGTATCTGACGGGCTCATGTCGATGGTGTCTACGATGGACAACATTATGCGCGCCCAAGCCTACGCCGGAGCTAAAGCTAAAGGCCTTAAGCTCAACGGCGCTAAATGGGAGCGATGGGCAAACGAAGCTGGCCTTACCGGTCAAGCAGCCCAGGATTTCGTGCAGAAGAAAGCAATGGAGTACGGCACCAAGGCGACAGTTGATACTCAGTTCATTACTAGTAAGGTAGATGCACCTGCAGCCTTTAACGGGCCCGGTATGCGTACTCTTACCCAACTGGCGACCTTTGATGGCAAGCAAGCTGGCTTCCTTATCCGTATGGGCCTCAAGCCTATTAAGGACGTGAAGAATGGCAACTACAAACTAGCCGCTAACGATATGGGCAAACTTGTCGCAATGGGCGCTACCGCATGGGGTGTGCAGGCAACCCTCGGCCAATTTATCGGCATGAAAGAAACTGACCATATCCCATTCTATGACCAAATCCAGGCCTGGACAAATATCGAAGGCAAAGACGAGAAAGGATTTGAGCGAGACCAGAAGAACAAATTCCGCCGCTCACCTGCAATGACTCTCCTATTCGGCGATGGCAATAAAAACCCGGGACTTCTCGGCGCACTGGCCAAGAAAGACAAAGGCGAAGGCGTCAAAGAGTTTTGGGACAAGAACTGGCAACTTATAGTGCCCGCAGGAACGCAAGCTAAGCGTACAACTGAAGGTATCAAATCAGTAGAGGAAGGCGTCGTGAAGAACGATAAAGGCAACACCCGCTTTGTGCAAAACCAAGACCAAGGCAATGCTCTTAAGGCGGCAATCCTCGGTAAGTACACCACTGAGAATGGCCAGAAATGGCTCAAAGAGGGTAGCTTCAGCGCATTAAAGGACGCTCAGCAACAGAAGATTGAAAGCCTAGAGTCATCTAAGGCTCGTGAGCAAGCCACTGAGTACTTCCAGCGCACCAACAAGATCCCCAAGCGACAAGACGCCTTCAACGAAGCTAAGCAGGCTCTACAAGAGGGTAATCGCAACAGAGCCCAGTCTATTATCAACGAGTATAATAGCAAGGTGAAGGGGGCTTACGACGGCTTTGAGTTAACGAGCGAACAACGAAAAGCAGCTTCCCAGCGCGAAATACAGTTAAACCGAGTCGTCAAGTCCTCTAAACAAAAACATAAGCAAAAATCTGGATGGTAGAATTGTGGCAGAAAATGAAACAATGAACCGATGGGAGGTCAAAGAAGCCATTCAGCAGGCTATAGACCTCCACGAAACCCGCAAAGCTGCGACATATGTCCCGGTTTACGCGCTCGACCTATACAAAAAAGATATTGAGGCCCGAGTAAAAGACCTAGAGGATGACGCAGCTGAGGCAAGAGATAGAAACCGTTGGCTATTCCGACTGGTAGTAGGAGCAGTGATCACGTCGTTTATACCGATACTCATTGCCCTACTCAGCCGCGGCAGTGGAGGGCTGCTGAGATGACCATTATCAAGTCGACAATAAGCTGGCTTCAACGAGATAAACTGTTAAAGGTATTGTCTTTGATGATGGTGCTTAGTTTAGTCTTTAGTGGCTATACTCTCTTTAGGAGTTTAACTCTCCAGCCGGGCCAATCGGTGACTATCTCGGGTGGAACAAAAGTAGAAAAACCAGTAACTAACATTACCAACGCCCAGGTTGACAAAAACGGGGATCTCGTCGTCTATTACTCAAGCGGCGAGTCCCGCAATGTCGGCCAGGTACTAGGGTCTAATGGTAGGGATGGGAGAACCCCCTCAAATAGTGAGATACAAGTAGCGGTTAAAGCTCACTGTTCAACCAACAAATGCTCCGAATCCCCCACTAGCGCCCAAGTAATGACGGCGGTGGCTAGTTATTGTGATGGTAGCAAATGTAAGGGCACAGATGGCAAGAGTGCGAGCGATGACCAAGTCGCACTAGCTGTTGCTAAATACTGTGCAAGCGGTAAGTGTAAGGGCGATACCGGCGCAGCTGGTATTGATGGCGCGAATGGTACTAATGGAGTAAACGGCCAAAACGGCGCAGATGGTAAGAGCCCTACACTTAACTGTGTAAATATAAAAGACAACTCGGGTAATCAAACATCTTGGGTGGCCTGGAAATACGACGGAGAAGACAATTCCGCGTATCGGCGCATGTACAAGATAGCTGGTGACCCGACTTGTATCAACATCTGATAGGAGAATGAATGGCACTAGCAGCTAATGCTCAAGATTGGGCAAGCCAGCGTATCGGGATATTCTTCCCAGCTGGAGAATCAGACAATAGCCAAGGCTATTTAACCGGGCAATGCGTGAGCCTCATTAAGTGGTTCCTCGCTGAGATGTGTGAGAAGATACCAGAACCATTCCGCGCTCGTGGCCACGCTAAGGACTTCGGCAATGCACTCGTGGCGGAAGGATTAGCCGACCAAGTAGGTGACCTTAAGCGAGGAGACATCATTGTTTGGCCCTATGATGGTGGCGGTTACGGCCATATCGGAATCTATATGGGCGACGGTACTGTATTTGAAGAGAACGTAGCCCCAAGCGGACAACGCACTGCTAACTTCGGTGCAGGCATTGTATACGCCGCTGACGTTGACCCATTAGATGCAGGTTGGCGAGTAGGCGGATACAACATCTACCGTGTCCGCACTTATGTAGAGAATATCGTAGCTCAGCGTGACCGCAGTGATGAAATTAACTTCCTTAATGGTTTGTACCGCCAAATCCTTGACCGCAACGTTGACGAAGGCGCTATTACCCACTACCTCAAGCAGATTGACAGCGGGTGGAATTGGGAGCAAATCAAACAAGACCTTCTAGCCTCGACTGAAGGGCAACAAGTACAAGCCCGACGCGTAGAGGAAGCCAAGGCTAAGGCGCGTGAACTGCAGGCAGCTTTTGACAGTGAGACTAACGAGATTAAGCGGCTCTACAAAGAGATCCTGGAGCGCGATGCAGATGAAGGCGGCATTGAACACTACCGTAATCAAATCCGTAATGGCTGGAACTGGCAGATGGTAGCAGATGATCTACGACAAAGTGATGAATACAAAGAGCTGCAGCGTATTAAAGAGACACCAACTCCTGAAACTCACCACGCAGAAGATCGCGCAGCCGTGCCAGAGTCTGCACCTGAGCCAGAACTAGAGACGCCAACAGAAGCCGCCCCGGCGGGTGCGTCGCGTAGCGCAGAGGCCGCTGAGAAGCCTCAGGATGCGCCTAAAGACGAAGATAGTACAACTATACTAAAAGATATTAGAAACCTCTTACAGAGCCTCCTAGAGGCCTTTAAGAGTATTTTTAAGAAGGACTAATCATGGAAGCATTGAACCTATTTATTATCCCCGCAATTGTTAAGGCATTTGATATGCTGAATAAGAAAGAGTGGGGTGGGCTTGGTAAGCTCATCCTCGCAGTTGCCACCGGTGCAGCTGCTGGGTATCTTGGCTTTCATGGCCTCGATATCTATAGCGGTATCGCACTTGGTCTGCAATCGGCAGGTATTGTTACTGTCGCAGCTAAGGCTAGCAACAAATAGAAAAAAGCCCCCAGTTATTGGGGGCTTTTCTTATGGAGCATCTCTTTTAAAGATCGCCAAGTCGAGTAAGTGCTTCTGGTACTCATCCAATGCTCTACGCTCTGCGATAAGTAATTGCTCTTTATTAGAGAGTAACACATGCTGGCGGGCAAGTTCAACCGAATCAGCGTTCGATTCTTCGAGCACTTCGACCCGGGCTTTGCACCACTTGAGTTGCTCGACGAGTTTGGCGTTGTCGATTTCAAGGTTCTTAATCCTATTCTTCAGCGCCTTGTCGATTACGTTTTTCAAAATATTCATCTGCAATCTCCAATATACGTTCATCACTTAAGTATTTAATTATTGTCATAGCCTACCACCAAAGTGGGGCAAGTAAACTTGTCCGCGTCATTAAAGTTATCTACAATAGCATACTTGAGGTCTCCCTCTTTAGGTACTTCTCGCGCCCAGTAGTCGATAGGATCCTCGCCGTAGTGTTGGCGCACTTCGTCGTAGGGGAAGCTCCGTTCGTCTAAGTCTTTAATAACACTACCGTCCGGGTCGTCCTCTACGCTATACACTGACACCCGGTAGCCATGTGCCATTAACATTGCCGCGATATGTTCAACGGCTGGATTGGCTGTTGTTCGATAATCGATTAATATAGTTTCCATACTAGCTTCCTATTCGCAAGAGTCACACCGGAATGCGTCGGCAGGATCTACAATCTCTCCACCGACCACTCGCCGCTCTTTGTTAGTTGCTTCAAAGTGTTGTTGCGCCTCCTCAATGATCTTGAGCTTCTCCTCAAGGGTATCAGCTCCTTCTAGGCGGCGTGTTAAGTCTTGCTTATAGGTCATTTAATCGATTTCCTACTAGTTTAGCGTATCCTGCAATATCAATATAGCTATCTGCATAATAAGGATCACCATTAACGATACGGCCAAGCTTATGGGCGATCATCTCCAGCGTCTCCTTAATATCATCATCAAGCGTATCAAAATCAATGTTCGGGTTAGTAGCTAATGCTGAGTAAAGAATACTCTTAATGCCTTGGCTCACTTCTGCGTGGCCTCGATAATCCCCGTAACGCTTACCGCGCTCCTCTAGCGTCTCGTTAATGTCTGTCATTATTGTGCCTCCTGAAAGTCTTTAATCGCTTCCTCATATGGTTCGCCGCCAATAAGGCAGGCGAGAATTGCTAGCGGAGTCATCACCGAGTAGGCGAGAAACGCAGTCACTGCAAAGGGGAATGCGAGAATAACGCGTACATATTCGAGTAATGTTTTCAAAAAGTTCATAAGAAGAAATCCTCCTGTTTAAATTGCTCCATCGGGTCGGGTTCTGCGCCCTTCATGAAATAGTCTAGCTCATAACCCAGCTGCTTTTCTATCTTGTCTCGACAAGTAGGGCAAATAGTCCAATCATAGTCCCAGCTTATAATCCAGTTAGGCGGCAGGTAATCCCGGTTCGTTAGCTCCATCTCGCCGCAGACGTAACACTCAACATCTCGGCTTAAAGGAGCGTCTCTATCGCTATACATTGACCAATCTACCCTCCTTTTTCACGCTAGCCTCACTTGACCAGCCGCCGCAATGCAGGCACTTGTAACGTTGTACACGGCCTGAACGCTTACGGTAGCTGCCATCTTTACGGATATTGTCACTCCCGCATTTAGGACAGATGCCATCAATACCTGTATGGTCGCCAATGTTGGGGTGGTTATGGATCCATGGGCGTAGCTCAGCATACAAGCCGGCGAGTACTTCAACGTCTTTATTGTTATACTTTTCCATAGTCGCCCACGCCTCTTTGTCGTTCTTAATAAGGCAGTCATACCAAACGTCTGCATAAGTAGACTCAGTTTTACCTTCGCCTAGTAAGAGCTTGCCTAGACTGTCTAGACTATTACTATTAAAGCGCGCAACTGACCGCGCAACTTGTAAGGTGTCTACTGTTTTATATGGGCTAGGCGGCGCAAGGTGATGGCGAATAAACATTGCATTGCTTACCTTTTGGTCAAACCGCCGGCCGTTGTGGGCTACAAGAACATCTGCTTCATCAAACAGCGCCCAAAGCTTTTTGACCACCTCTTTTTCGCTCATGTCTCGCTGGCTTACATGGTGAATATCTTTCTCGCCAAACCACTGGTAAGAGAAACACATAATCTCAGGATCTCGCTCGACCTTTAAGACGTTTGTTTTCCATAGGCCGTACGTCCAGCCAAGAGTAGCGCTTACTTCTAGATCGTAGCAAAGGATCTTAGGCAGCGGATCGGACTCTTGTTGGCTAATCTTCGTCAAATTCTGCACAAAGCTCCTCCAACTCTATACTTGATAGTCGGCTATTAACTAGCCAAATCTCCGCCTTATCGGCGGGTTCATACTCCATTACGGGTATATTCATTAACTCTCTCCTTCCTTTATATCCCCGCCAGCTTTAGGCCGGCATTTGGACTTGAGCGGCTCTATTCTCACCGGAGCCGTAGACGGTTGGCATATCCTCGTATGGTGAGGCTGCCTTTCACCCACCTTAACCGCGGGGATAACGTAGGCACAAATGCGTGCCGCCCTAGGGTATTAAATAGCCGAGACCCAAGGTTATGAGCCAAAGCCTCGGTAGGCTGCGTCTTTCTTGACATTTAACTAGCTCACCGGCTAGCACCTGCTATTATTTTACCTCAAGTTACGCCTTGAGCGTAATTGGCGGAGTCAATTACCACCAACGCTTAGCTTGCCATGACGCCCAGGCTTGAGCCCAACCACCATAGCGGCCCTTAGCGTAAGCGTCTGCGCCGCGGATATGGCCGGCGATGTTGCCTGTGCCGCCCCATTTACCACAAGGCAATTCCTGGAAGTAAGCACATGCGCCACCATTTGGGTTCACCGCATTAGGGTTGCAACTTGATTCCTTTTGCGCAATGTTTAACGCGTAAGGTAGATCCGCCTGTGATATGCCATTAGCAAGCAAGATCGAACTAATGGCTTGACACCCAGCTGGAGTGGCCGCTTGTACGACGGGTTGTGCTACCGATTGGGGCGTAGTCTTTGCAGCTTCTTTAGCTTGAGCTACCTGCTGAGCTTTACCCTCTTGGGCTTTCTTCTCCTCGGCGGCTTTTGCCTCTCGCTTATTCTGCAAGCTGACTTTTAAACTTTGGTTTTCCTTTGTAAGGTTCTCGGCATTTTGCCTGGTTTCGCGCAAAGATGACTCTATGGTCGTCTTCTCTTTTTTGAGCGATTCTACGCGCTCTGAGACACCTCTCAGCGCATTTTGTGTTGTATTAGTCTTTGCCTCCTGGCGGACTAGGTCTTGCTTTACATTATGGTTTGCGTTGAGCGCAATAATGTTCAACACGACCAGCGCGAGTATAGCAGCCGGTAAAGCTAACTTCTTCGCTTTCGTTACTAGGTTTTTACTAATATAACCTCCTATTTAAATTTTTTGAAGGACTATCCCACGCGCTTCTCTATTGCTCAGCGCCCTGGTATTCCGCAATCTCTTCCATTGTGTAGCCTTTCTCTGAAAGCTCGACTACTTTTTGTCCGATCTTACTCATATATCATTTCTCCTTCCTAGTTAGTATACTACACCAACCGGTTTGAGTTGTCTAGCGTAGAATTTACAACATCCTTTAGCTTGGCTAACTTAACAGAGGTACACCCCAGTTGGTTTAACACATTATAGAGGGCTTCTAATTGCGCATAATCCCTCTCTGGGTGTATCGGCATCTCATATATGGCCTGCCCGTATGATTCAAATGTTTGTATTACCTCTCTTTTATTCACCTACATCTCCGACAATACCCTTAAAAAGTCCCGCGTCTCTTGCGATACGAGCGGCTTCCAACGTTTACTACCCTTACGATAGTTGCAGCTACCATGGGCCGGCTGTATATTACTGGGGTCAAACATATTAGAGGCTTCTCGTGGCTGTATATGGTCTAATGTAGCCTCTGAGGCGGGCACAAACCTATTACAGATACCGCATAAGTAGCAACCATTATCAAGCGGCGGGTTATCTTCTAACCAGTAATGACGAAAAGCGAGCCATGCCGACTCGCTATCCGTATAATTATCAAGATTAAATGTATCTAACTTCGACAAGTACGCCCTCCTCGCCTTTGTCTACCTTAATGAAATCATCCCCATCAAAACCTTTGACCCATGACTGGTTGTCGTTAGGTAGTACGCCGGCGTGTTGCATGCCATCTAATACATACTTACACCCAAAGCGTATATTGTCAAAGTCATGGCGGCCTGAGTAGTACCAGGTGAACTTGATTCTACAAGGCTTCTCTACTACCGGTTTGCCCTCTACTTGTGAGGAGACTAATTCATTCATCTTCTTTTTAAGCGCCGCCCCTGCGAATCTATTTACCCGGTTGGCGTTATCATGCTCATTAAGCTTAGCAAGGTTACCATTAATCTTGTAAGATATCATCTAGCATCCTATCTAGCGCTCGCTGCTTATTTAGCTTCTCAGCTTTGCGCTTTTCTCTATTGGCTACTGAGGCTCTATTGCCCTTAAGGCTCGCCTCTCGGTCGAATGTATGGGCTGTGCCGCGAGCGTGAGATAATACCCCTCTTAGTCGTGCGCCTTTCATCCTGCCCCACTTTTGCAGAGCTAGAGCAGCTGGTGAATCCTCTTTACTAGCAGGTACGAACCGTGACTTAACCTTCGGCCTTCCTCTGCGACTGTAGCTCGATCGTGCGGCCTTTGATCGCGTCGATGAGGTCGTGCGTGTCTGCTGAGATTGACTTGAGTCGCTCATATAATACCTTAGCCTCCGCGTATACTTCTTTACTTTTAATATATTGTTCATCCGCGTGCTTTGCTTCTGATGCAGCGGTTACTGGGAACTTCTCTCGAGCCCTTAAGAATGCCCGCGATTTTTCCGTCTCCATCTCACGTTCTGCCTTTAATAGGTTACGCAAGGCGTCTTCTTTAAACTCGGCGAGGTAACCTTTCATTGCAGAAAGCTTAAGGGCGGTGTAACTAAGTACATCCGCCCCTTGTGCTTTAACCCATTGTGCATCAGAAAACTTTTCGTTGATGAACATAATGTTCTGAATAATTTTCTGGTAATCTATCATCTTAACTAGTAATCAAGGTTTGTAAGGTCTGGAGCACTTTCTCCCGGGTCTGTGGCGACATTGCCCTGAAACCGGGCGAGGTTATCGAACTTAGCCTCCAATACCGTTACGCGATCCTCTAGTGCTCTATACTTTGCATCGTCAGTTGTTGACTGTTGCTGAGGCGCTTGATGACCGAATGGTACTTGCGCCCGCTTAAATTGAGCCTTGCCCCACTGATTCTTAATGATATCTCCGTAGAGGCTCATACCCTTCTCCACTGGGTTGCCCGGCTTACGAAGGATTTGCATCCACCCCTCTACTGGCTGGTTCTGAACCTTTACCATGTAAACGTGGAACTGATTACCGTTAAATTCTTTAACAGTAATTTGCTTGGTGTCGCGATCCTTTCCTTGAAACGCGTCTGTTACCAGCCAATCTTGTGCCATTTATTTACTCCCTTTCTTTTTAATTGTTGGCTTATCACTAGGCTGAACTACTTCAACCCCTAAGTGATCTAAAATCAATGCGACGTTATCTCGCAACTCATCAATCGCTACTGTATGGAGCATCTGAACGTCATCAATATCTTGCATCCAATCGCCGATGTCATCAAACCCTTTCCGCAAGTTTTTCAGCTCTCTTTTGTCCGCGTCGAGCTGATACCAGGCGTTATTGTTGGCGTCTAATAGCTTGTCTACCGTCTTGTCGGTCGCTTTCAGCTTAGCGCTTAACAGTTTATACTTTCCTAGCATTTAGTCCTCCTTTAATGCTTTAGATATATCAACGACATTGTGCGTGTAATGAACCCATGGCCGCTTGCCTTGTACTAGCCGCTCAGGATCTAGGTGGTGGATTTGCAGCTCCTTCGTGTTAATTCCGTACTGCTTAAGAATGTAGGCATAAAAGGATAGCTGTAGCCAGTATTCACCGAGCTGAGTGTTGTCAACATCTTTCTTAAATGGGCTGTCTTTTTCTTGGTAGACACGCTTTGTAACCGAGTCATTACTTTTCCAATCATGAATGATTACCGTGTTTTTGTCGACTACTTCTAGAAGGTCGATAGCCCCACAAAACCGCAAACCCCCATGCCAGATAAACTGCTCTGGTAAATAGTTGCCAGGACCTAGATCCTCAACTGCGCACTTAACGATATGGGCAAAGAATGGGTTCTTACTGAACGCTTTGTTGATTCCGTCTTTGCCTTTGATCTTGTCGCCGACCTTATGATGGCCGTAGTAAAGCTCAAGCGCTGCGTGTACTGCGGTGCCGTAGCCCGTAGCAATATCTGCCTTCATCTCCCAAGTTTTCTCTACATCTTCGCGCTTAACATCCTTCTCCCGCTCGTAGTAATCAAGTACACGCTCTTTATCTTCATCGGTAAATTGCTTGAAGAACTTACGAGGGAATCGGCTACCCGACATGTAATGAGGTAGATAGATATGGCCATTGTCTACACCGACTGTAATCTCCCGCCCAAGTATCTTAGATTTGTACACGGTAGGGTTCTTCAAATTCATCGTAGAAGGCCCCTCAGAGCCCGCAGGATCGTTTGTAGTATCTGAGATGGGTTCAGATACCTCTTTCTCATATTTAAGGCGAATATTCATGCCCAGGTTCTTACCCTTATCTCCGCCGGTAATTTCTGACAGCTTAATCTCTACGTCTCGGCCAGCGTCTAAGGCTCCAGCGATGTCTTTGTTCTTGTCTTTGGCAATATATCCGACTGGATACCACTTACCTTTGATGTCTACGTCCACTGCAACCGCTCGTGGATCATATTGGTTTTCAGGCTCTCGCCTAACCCGGAGGCTCTCGTTGCCCTCCAGGTGCGCAAGAATATCTTGGCGATTTTCAAACGTTGTGCCAACAACCTTGCTGTGGTAATTAACTTCCTTCATGTTTTCAGTATACACCCCAGCAATATTCTAGTCAATAGTCAGTGTCATGTATTATTTACAACATGCTATATTGCTAGCGAGGCCTCACTCCTCTCTCTTTCACCTCGTCATTCTTGGCGGGGTTTTTTCTTTGCTTGACTTTTGCAATACTTCGTCAATCATTCGCGCCTCGTCTGACATCTGAAATGCCATTTTATTGGCCCCTTTAATGTACAAGCCGTCTAAAGAGACAACGCGGCTCAGTGCAACATACCCTTGACCTGGCACAAACGCTTCAGCTAGATCAATCTCGGCAGCGTCTAGTGTCATTCCCTGGCTTTTGTGCACGGTAATGGCGTATGCAAGCCTTAACGGTATCTGAGTGACTGACCCGAGCGTAACACCTTCATTGCTTACTTCCCATGTATCGGGGTTTACGATGACCTCATTGCCGTGAAAGTCCACAACGGGTAAGCCATCCTCTAATGCAATAACTTTGCCGAGTGAACCGTTATGGTACAACCCCTCACTGTTGTTCTTAGTGGCAATAACAGGCGCGCCGACTTTCAACTCAAGTAGTTCAGGGCTTTGTATTGACCCCTTTAACCCGTTGATGATATTGATGTCGCCCTTCTCGGTCATCATGTAAAAGATAGAGTCACCTTTAAGTTTACTTAACTGGTGGGCGTTCTCACTGTCCACCTTCCTATTGAGGGAATACAGCCGCGGTACTTGTCGATCAGGCTTAACCATTCTGCTTTGAATATAGGCTATATGGCGCTTAAAGAGATTGCCTCCGCGGACTCCCTCTAATAAGTCACGCAGTCTATCATCTTTTTGGCGATACACCTTAGTGAGGTAACAGCTCCTAATATTAAGATCGTTCCACACCTTACTATTGGTGATAAACTTACCCTCGACTGGTGGTAGCTGATAAAAATCTCCGCATAAGATAAGCTGTATACCACCAAATGGCCGGTCATCATTACGGGCCCATCTAAGTACAGTATCTAGCATGTCAAATACAAAGTCTGGCATCATGCTCACTTCATCTATTACGAGGGTAGCAGTAGTCTGAAATTCTTTGCGTTTTTTCTTACTAATGGTAAATTGCCAATCATCTGGCAGCTCTTTACCTAAACCAACTCGCGCCCAGCTATGGAGTGTTTGCCCGTTGAGGTGGGAGGCGGCTAAGCCTGTTGTAGCTGTAACCGCCGTCTTACGCCCCAATAAACGATTGCGCTCGATAAACTGGCGGAGGGTATGAGACTTGCCGCTACCCCCCGACCCAGCCAATATAACCGAACTACCGTCAAGCATTATCTCTAACGCTTCTGTTTGTTCCATCGTGCGTCCCAACTATTTTGATGTGACTCGGCGAACTTCCGCTTACGAGCAAGCAACTTACCTACCTCCTGCGCAATAAGATCGGTGTCAATCCCGTTAAGCGCCGTGTACCGGTTAATGTAAACCTCTACAATGTCAGTATCCTCTTTGCGGATAGTAAACCACCTACGGCTATGACGCACAACAGACAAACCTATCTCACTCAATTGGTCTGCCATCTGATCATAATCATGGTCTGGTTGTACTCGATTACGAATAGCAGTAGACACATCATCGTTAATCACTTCCGCCACTACAATCCTCCTTAACTTCCTCTAGCCAATATAGCTCTTTCTTAACCTCACTAATGCGCCTATCCACAACTCCCTTAAGCTGGTCGTCGGTTACCTCGCGTAGTTCGACACTCCCATCTGGGCTGTGTATATAATTGCCATGCCCAGATAGAAACCATCGATAAGTGTTTATATCAACACCGCACGTCATAAATTCATAACCGATCGTCTCATCGTCGATATGGTCAAAAACTCTAACCAGTTCGCCGTTTTTTAGTAATACGCCCTTCACTCTCGCTCCTCGATTGGGGTAAGTGCATAGGCTACGACAATCTCAGATAGCACGGCCGCCTGCTCTCTATTTGTTCCGTAAGTATCGATCCAGTAGAGTGAATCTGCCTTTTCGTTAATTACAGCAACTGGAGTGTGTTTATATGTTGACACCTCTGTAAGTGAACCATTAAACTCCACCTCAAGCCCTGCTTCCTCGCAAAGTCCTACAAATAAACTAGTGTTCATATTAATACTCCTCAATATAACTTATCTTGTCACCAAAGAAGTTGTTGAGCCATTCGCGCTCTAGACTAGAGATACTGTCGTTTGCTTCAGCGCAATTGTTTGTCATCTCGACCCTGAGGGCGGGCTCACCTATCGTAAGTGAGGTAACTTCTTTAACGTATGAGCCGTTCTCATGTTTAGCGATCACTTTCTCGTATCGATCAGATAGCGGCGTATTCGCAAATTCCGCCACAAGATTAATCAGCCTTGCTCTGATGCCCTCATCTTTCATACCGTCAATACTGATCCAGGCGACAGACGGAACGCGAAGCGCCACCGATGCGCACGTGTTACCACCTTCAGATATATAGATGCAGCGTTTTTCTCCGGAATAGGTCAACCCCAAACGTCGTATAGCCTTCCTAAATTCATTGAGTTTCATTACATCTTCACCTGCTTAGTGATAGCGCTGCGTACGCCTCGTGTGTATGCCTTAGCCTGCACAGTATCGAGCCGGCGGTTGATAGCATCAACGATAGCCTCACGGTCACTAATCTCTGCAAGCATCTGATCCTTGTAAGCCTGTAGCTCTTCCTCAGGTAGGCCATCCACTACCTCTTGCATCTCAAGCATCGTGTCTTGGATAGGTTCACTCTCTGGCACTTGCCAATCGTGTGGCTCTGGATGCTCACCCTTAATGACCGACCGCGGAATAGCGAACGATTGAACTGCATCACCCAGGGCCGCGCTATTACGCTCAGCTAGTAGTTCTTCTGGTGATGGTGTGTCAATCATCATGTCATTGTATGGGCTGCGCGAGCTAGGCTCGTATTGCCCAATGTGTTTCTTGTACTCTGTCATACTTTCCTCCGTTTGGTGTTTACAATGTCCGCGCAAGCGATCACTCAGTGTGTCGAACTGCGCCCACTTGTCATTTGTTGGTTCGCCTAGTCTGTTATGGTTCATCTATTTTTCCTCTTCGTCTATCTTATCTTTTATTCTGTTTTTTACTATCTCAACCACGATTGTCATGAACTGCATAATACCCGGAGAGGTAGACACCTGTAGTAGGTTTGCGTATTCCCTTATTTCGTCTTTCGTCAGTACTATACTGTCTACAATCTCATGAGCCCTATACTTAGTCAGTAGCATTTGTGCAATCCCATCCATTGACCGTGCTATCTGCCAACTCATGCATCTCGCCGGTTGGACGATACACTTTGTAGTAAGGTTTTTGCTCACTCATACATTGCCACCTTTGTTGCTAAGATACCCATACGCTCACATGGTGTTAACCCGCCTCGCATGCCGTATTCTACGTCCCCAGTCATCAGTGCATCTGCTAGACACTCGCCCTTTACTGGACACTCTGCACAGATTTTGCGTGCATCATTGTAGTTGTTATACCCGTTGTACTCGTCGGCGTATGCTTTGTTCGCGGGGAAGAAAGCTTCCGGGTCTGTCTGGGCACATAATGCAGATCCTCGCCAGTTACTCTCCATTTTGATACTCCTGCATTAATTCTGATAGCTTAATAAGTATGTCTTGGATACTCTGCCCGCTGTTCACGAGGCTGTTGACCATGTTTATTGTCTTTTCATCTAATGTATTCATTGCTATAGATCCTCCTCGGGGCAAATCATGTCGTCTGCAACAGGATACAACACATCATGCCCAGACCTTGTATCTTCTGATAGTATCATCTCCCACTTGCTAACTACGCGTTGTCGCCGCTGTTTCAATAGCCGCATTATCTCCTCGGACTTCATACCATTACTAGTTGACTTGTCCAGTATATCTAAGATTTGTTGCTTCATTCTTCCTCTATCTTTCTTATTTGATCGCGGATTAAGTCAATTAAGCACCTATATGCACTAATACGCTCCTCCACTAAGATCCCGGAGTATTCAAACGACTCGTGTATCTCTACGTTTAAGACATGCGAGTTGCGATAGCGATTGTACACTAAGTCGACTTTACGGCACTTCATTTTGCCTCCTCTCGTGACCTGTCCATTGTTTATCGTCCATTAACACGCTATATAGTCTTTTGTATTTCTCTATATGTTTGCTTGCTGGGATACTACCGCTGAATATCCTGCGTAAATTCGCTTCAACGGTCGCGCACTTCACCATCACCATCCTCTATCAGGCGAGCTGCGCATACTATGATTAACAGACATGACACGACAGTCATAGTCGCTGTCACCATCTCATTACCGCCTATAAGTGACACCACCCATTTATTAATGTCAAATATTATTGTAACTAGAAAATAGGCTACGATGGGCAAAAATACTGCCGCAACAACAGCCAGCATACCTTTTATTGTGTTAATCATCAAGTTCCCTAATCCAATCTATCTCAACGCCAAGTGCGCGCTCTATATATCTCTCTAGATCCATCATATCCTCTGAATTAAACTCGCCAGCTGCATGCATGTCAGTGCTTAGTTCTAGTGATTCAGCGTAGCGATCAAACTCTTTGACATATAGCGTGATCTGCTTTGGGCGTACCGATACCTTATACATCTTTAATTGCCCCATCTCGCCCGCTAAAGGCAGTTAAACAATCTTTTTCTTTACGCTCAGTAAATGCGCGCAATTCTTTTAATGCCTCATTGACGTGGAAGTTCACTGCTTGCATTGCATCCGAGTCCCAATTAGCCCGGTAAATAGCAGCCGCTGCATCCATTAATAGTTCGGCTACCTCTTTAAGGTTCGGAGCTTCCTCCTCGCCATGCCCTTTAGGGTTGACACTGTAAGTGTCGGTGTTTTCCGGTTTGTACATATCTACCATTTAATCTCCTCTCTATTAAGTTGATAATTGCCGAGTTGTTAAGCTGCTATAGCCTTCGTTCTATCTACTAATCATTATACTCCAAGTAATGGATAAATACAAGACTTTTAATGGAAGAAATTAAAGAAACCCGCCGACTCTTTAGTTGGTAGAATCCGCGGGCTTTGTTAGTAATCTATTTATTAGTTTATTAATAAATAGTTACCTTAATGGTTATTACATAACATCAAGTGTTATAACCTTTGGATCACTCGCCGTTCTCCAAAGGGCTACAACAACTAATGGTATCTCCTACACGTCAATACCATTACTTGTCTTCGCCGCTGTTGCTCAAGAACAAGTTACAGTTCATTCGCCGGCCACTCTGTGTCCTTACTCATTCACTTACTTGTCTTTCGCTGCGCTTTTCTCTGCGTCGCCTCTCTCCCTTACGTTCGGCTCCTTGTTCAAAGCTGGTCGCTTACTCCGTAAGCTCCTATATGTATTTATTGTACCACACGTATCTCGATTTTTGATGTATTTTTTACATCAAACTGTGGAAAACTCGCCATTTAACAGGGGTAGAAAAATCTCAAAAAAGTCTCCAAAAACTCTTGACAACTTTTTACCATAAGCACTAAAAAAGCTAGCTATACCATAACGTGTCAAGTATAAGCGGTATAAGGGTATCAAAAAACCCCAGGAGGTGAGCCCTAATCCCGGGGTAATTTGAACTACTTGGCGGAGTGCTTAACGTCGCATTCAAGCCAAGTGGCTGTATCCTTATTGTAACTCGTACACTTTTCTTGTCGATATTCAGCGGCACCTTGCGCCTTAACCGAGTTAATAAAGCCCTGGTACTTAAGTGTGCCGACAACTCCTAGGATTACTAACAATACTCCGGCGAGCCCTGCAGCTACCATTTTAGCTGTATTTTTATTGATTGTTGCTTTCTTACTCATGCCTTCCCTTTCTATTTCGCTCTCTAAGGCCATTGAGAGGCTCTGTAATCGTTTTTAATGTTAAATAGGTATAATTACCCATCTTTAGTTTTTATTCTCATCTAGAGTCTCTAAGCCGCTCTCGTTTATTCAGATGAATCTAACGCCCATATCATGACTGTAGTAGAATCGCTGGGTGTTGTCAAGCTTAACTTTAACGGTCTTACCCCATTTAACCGGGCCAGGTGTCTCTACTCGCTTCATCGGATGCAGTGCGTGGATTTGTTTAGACACCTCACGCCAGTGGTTATATTTCTCTTCTAGGGCGATTGTCATATCAGGGTCGTAGATATCTCGGTCTACCTCACGCTCAATCTCGTCTAGGTAGGCCATTAATTCGCTATCCGTCATTTCTCATTCTCCTCTTCTTCTGCCAGTAAAGACTTGCCCAGTACTGGCGATTATTTGATTTAACAGTAGGCTTAAGCTTTTTAGCCTTATCAGTGATTGCCTCCACATAGCCCGGGAGTTTTCTATCCTCCTCGGAGACGATAAAGCCAACTACCTTTTGCCCGTCGACCTCTAACACTTTTGGCGGAGATACTAGATTTTCTAACCCGGCAATCTCTCCGAATAGTGTTAGTTGCCCATCAGCTAGCTTGGCCAGGCTTCTTAAGAGTCATCGGCATGACTATGTAAATGCCGCGCTCACTTTTAAACACCATGGGTTTGGTCTCGCCGTAAAGGTTAATAGTTAAGCTATCCTCGCCGTTAAGGTCTTGTATCACCTTAAAGAAATCAGCGTTAAACCTCATTCTTGCTTGTCCTACTGGCTCGCCCTCCAAGTAAGGAGCAATAAGCGACATATAATCAGGGAACTTAGTAGTAACATTTCGCCCGTTATCCGTGATCTCGGCTACCTCATCAGCCCCGAATAGGTCAGATACCCTACTTGTCATTGCTTTATGGGAGGCCTCCAAGTCAATCCGCGCAATTTGATGGCCAACCCACTCATCTAAGCCGTCAACAAACACCGCGGCTAACATCACCCCATTAGTACCAACTAAACAGGTTTTGCCCTTAATCCTATCCACTAAGATGTTAGTAAGCGCGGGGCGATCTTTGCCCTTATATACAACCTTTAGAAATGCCCCTAATTGCTTTTTGTTCACAATACCTCCATTACTAGTAAAATAACCATTACTGTCGCCCAAGTAACCATTGCACAGGCGAGAAAGTGCCAGAAGATTACCCCGACTAACGCTAATGCTCCACCAATTACCGGCACTTTATATAGTTGCTCAAGTGTCCAGTTGACAAAATCGGCGAAGTCTTCAATAAATTTAGGTGATCCACTATAGGGCAACATTACTGACACTCCCCAAGCTCATTCTCACCGTTAACGCATGGTTGCCAACCGTCAACCGACTCGTGGTGGTATACGTCAACTCTAGCCTGTTTGATGGTTCGCTCCTCTTGTATGTGTTGAGGTGGATTGTCTACCGGCTGCGCGGCTGTTCGGCCAACCTGCTTGGCTGCCTGTGCTACTACCAAGATGAGTAGCGTTACTGCAATATACTTAAGTGCTGTCTTTACCTTCTTCATCGCCTTTATCCTTTTATAGTTTTACTTTGTTAATCTCGCACACTAGAGCGATATATTCACTGACGGTTAGCTTTTTCATCCTCGTAATCCTCTTTAAGTTGCTTCATCTGCTCGTCTACAAAGTCCATGATGTCGCTTAGCTCAATCTCTTCTAAGATGGTTTGTACGCCAAACTCGGCTACTACCTGAGCCGGATCAACCCCGCTAAGTACTACTGATTGGTCTTTAGTGTCAACCTCCACCTTATCGGCGTAGATCTGGATAAAGTTAAACTTGTTCATAATATTCCTTTCGTTTACTTTTATTTTGCAAGTAATGCTTATTAGATTACTGAGTAGTCGCGCCTCTCCATGTCGCGGAGTACCTTTCGGCGCTCCCACCAGATGTTAAATGCTTCAATTAGTTTATTCTTAATGTTGTCCATAATAATTATTCCTTTCGTTTAATGATTTACTTACCAGATTGTTAATGTTCGTTTGTCGCTTCCGCTGTCTGAACTGTCCTCAGTATAGCGCAAATATTTTGAATGTCAACAACTTTTTGAAAGATTTTTAGACTTTTTATTCCAAGTAAGAAAATGAAGGATTAGTGTTGCATCTATACTTCAGGTGTGATATACTGATAGTAAGAGTTATATGTAGTCTCTTTAATAAAACTACATTGTACCTTTTACAATTCATAGCGTTGGTTATACGTAAAACCACGGTCTTTATTCACCCCGTATGAAAATCGGCGGGGACATTAATAAAACCATTGACAAATCCGCGGACTTCCTTTAAACTAGAATCATGTTTGAACAATACACATTGCCCAGCTGGATCACCGACGATTACAGCGACAACTTCATCAAGAACCAACTCGCAGAGGAAGGCGTAATAGCCCCATCAGTAGATAGAGCAAGAGAGAAAAGCTCTAGAGCTATTCAAGAAAACACAAGAGATAAAGATAATACAAGATTAAACCAAACAAGAACCGCCCAGGCTGGCGGTTTTTTTATTTCTCTGACACTACACTAAACTTGCAGTACTGCTATTAACTATAAAATGCCGTATAAGGCCACTGAGAGGCTCTACAATCGCTCCAAATAAAAAAGATGCTCGCTAGTGCTCGGCGCACATAAATGAGCGCAGTCACGACGTTTAAACCGCCTACGCTTAATGATCTACCATCAAGCGCGGCGATCTCTTTTAGTGCTTACAAGCCCAGCTCCTCGTAAGCCTCTTTAATAAACCCACTAAGGTCGTGAGTCTCCCACCATCGGCTCAATATACCAAACGCTTCATTTTCTTTAGTATCTACTATATCAATAAGCTTCTCAGCAATCTTATAAATCTCACTCTCAGTATCCTCTAAGCCGGCCAGTACCTTAGTCCAGCCAATCTTTTCAGCTCGCCGAGCCAGATAAGGCTTAACAATCTCGCGGTGATTAGATACCCAAAAGCCGCGGGTATCCTTTGTGGCTTCAATTGTCTGCTCGAATGAATATACTTGCTTAGTCATTGTTATATCTCCTTTATTTGCTTAACTGCCTACATAGTAACAAACAAATACACCCAAGTCAACACTTAAAATGCATAAAATCATCACTTCGTGCATAACACTTGCATAATACAAGTAATAATACCTATAAATAGCTTCAATCTCACATACACGAACTAACCCAAAAGCGCGGCGATTCCTTTTAATACGACATAAACGCTTATAATTATATACAAACGCTCATATTTACCTGCAAAATCCCAGTATAATGCGCCACAAGCCTATAGTATTGCAGCCAACAAAGCGCGCGGGCCTCTCTTTTAGTGCTTCCTTAATTGGAATTTTTTACCCTTTATACAGATAATATAGTAGATATATGTATAGGGAATAACACAAAAGTCTTGCACAACGTCTAATATCTCGCAAAACACAGTAAAAACACCCCATAATGTGCCGTTTCACCGCAAAATCTAGTGTTTCCGCATAATTTTGGGCTATCTACTATGCATATCTTGTGTGCTAAAGTCTATCAAAACAAGAGTGAAATAGCCTCGTTCACTCATCCACACTACAACATATATACTTTTGCTGTCAAAAACACCCCAAAAATCACCACCAATATCTCATATTTGATATATTTTCACCCACTTCACAGACAAAATGCAACGAAAATGCCGGGGAAATGAAAATCACCCCTCATTTTATATATCATATTTGATATAAAGGGGTAATTTATGGCTATTTTAAGCCCATTTCAGCCAATCGCTCAGCAATAATCTCACGCTCAGCCTCATATGGCTCATAGTCTACTGGCCAGCTAAAGTCTCGTACGCGCACCGGCCCATGATGTATATTAGCCAATATGTATTGCTCTGTCTCGATCGCGGCGGGTGTCTTTACAATGATATTCATAGTTGTTTCTCCTTTATTTAACTGCTCTCATTATATAGACCTTTAATGGCAAAGTCAATAAAAATACGTAGTAGAATAAACAACAATAATGCTTAGCTCGATGCAGGGGTCTTTAACTTCGTAAAAGATATGTTTGACGAAGTAATGATATACACCCCAACATGATATATAACCCATCTCGGCCTAACATACCTTAACTTCGTAAAATCTGATAACAGTTAACGATGTGCGAAGTAAGCCCCAACTCGACAAAACAAACATCTCGTTAAGTTCGTACAATCACCATTTTACGAAGTATGAGACCCCAGCCACAAGCCTAGCCGCCAGAAACCTAGCAAAACCCAGGATATTGCCATAATCTGGGCCTTGCGATATATTGTGCGAACTATGGAGTAGCAAG